CTAAAGAAAAAAGGTTGGTCGATTACTAAAATAGCTAAAACAATGAAAACATCTCCCTCTCATTTAAATTGTTTATTAGCTCATCCTACAGGAATTAAACACGATACATTAAAAAAATACATGCTTAACTTAAATAATTTTTTAGATGACTAAAACACAAATTTAATAATGTTAAATATAACCATTTATACAATATATTCCAGCCTTAAAAAAATATTAAAAAAAATATTAAAAAAACTTTGGCCTGTTTTTCGTGAAGTTTTTATAATTTTTGGCGGAGGAATTGTTTTTTTGGCCTTATTTTGGGGGGCTTTAGGGCTTTTTATCATCTTTATGGTTTACTTTATTTGGATAACAGACCCTGCAACATGGTCTCATTCACTTAGCTTCAAAGAATGGGGAGAACGCAATAAAATTATAAATGAAGCTCAACGTAAGGAAAGAGAGAAACTACATGCCCCTGTTGTTTATGTTAAACACTTAAATAAAGATAATGAAGAGGTTTTATGCTGTAAAAAATATTGCGATACGTCTACAACAAAAGAAGATAATAATGTTTACAATGATACCCGTGAACGTATTCGTAAAATCAAAGAAAAAGATTTACAAAAGAGGCAAATATAAATAAAAAAACTAATCCAAAATAGAGTGATGATTAATAATCCCCTCTACCCTATTCCTCAAAACAAACCCTCTATTTATATATAATTACTCTATTTAGTTGACATACACACTTTATAATTATATAATTGTTTGTAGATTAAAATTAAAAAGAGGTAAATATGGATAAAAAAATAATTATAGAAATACCGCATCAATCCCGTGTTAAAACATGGGTAGCCTATAATGATGCTGATATTATTAATAGGGCGTATGAGATTGGTTTAAGTTATGAATTAAAAAAAAGCCCCTACACGAAAATAAAGAAATTATACACGTATGCTTGCGTGATTATCATGAAGGTGATTTTTATAAAAAAGATAAAGCCCCTACAAAATTAGAGTCAGCTATGGATTGTATTTCCTATGATCTTCATAGCTGTTATTTCCTTAGCGTACAAGAAGCAAAAAAATTCATTGCTGAGTATAGAGGTCATAAAAAACATGAGGTAATACACGCCTTAAAGGAGGTAATTTAATGGTATACGAGGAATTGAAAACCATTTAACAGCTTAAAAAAAAACAAATTAAGATTAAAATTAAGGAGATTAAGATGGAAAATAAAAAACATGCGTCACTAATTCAATTAGAAAAAATGTGTGAAGGTATTTGTACTGAAATACATAAAGGGAAATACGATTTTGAACATGAATACTCAGATTATGAGGAACCATGTGCAGGTGATTACCTAAAAAATGTATTAGATTATCAATTTATTATTAACAGCGATAAATCTTATAGAGCAAGTATTATTTTAGTTGCTTGTGGTGGTCCTAATATATGGATTAATACACGTGAGAGATGTGTGGAGGGCTATTGGGGAAGTGATGAAGTTAAGAGATATTACGCAAATGACGTGCTTGGAATAGATGAGTACATGGAAGAATTATATAATGGCATTTAAATCGCTATCACTATAATAAAAAAGGAGATTAAAACAATGAATATTAAACAATCAATAATTGACGATCTCATCATTAAAATGATTGATAAAAGAGCTAATAAATATTTACGCTCACCTAATTTACTTGAACGACTTCTTGAAGATGAACATATTTCAGAAACCGAATATGACCTATTTATTGAGTGGGTTGAATGGCTGACAGATAAAGATCATTATCATAATAATTACTTAGCTGAGAAAGTTGCAAAAAAAGAGTACAATTTACATGATATTATTGATAACGGAATTTCTCCTAATGAGTTTTTTTAAATTATATATAAAAAAGGAGTATTTTATGTTAGAAAAACGAGTAAATATTGTAGCTAATTATGTCTATGCTATTACTATATTATTGATTTTATGTTTATGTTTTAGGGCTTGTTTTTAATATGGTATACTATCAAGAAATATTAAAATTAAAATTAAAAGGTGAATGATTATGCTAGAAGAAATTGATTATATCCGCATTGCTAGATACAATGCTCTAATTACAAAATTAGATAAACTTGAATATAATTTTTCAAAATGTCTAACAAATGAAGCTTCCAAAATCATTCCTTTGAGTATGGACTATCTAAGTGTTTCTGGTGAGTTACAAAAATGCAATTTTAATGGGGTGCGTATTAATATATCTATTATTGAAGATTTGTTATCGGATATAAAAATTAGTGATAAAGATATTAGTAAATTAGTTAAATTCATTAATACCAATACTATTCATAAGAGTTTGTTTGAATTTTTAAATGGCATTTATTATGTATATAAGTTTTTGCTTAAAGAAAATAAAATGAAGACAAAGCGTTATTCTCAATTATGGGCTTGTATGTCGGGTGTTAATGGGGAGTGGGCAACACGTACCATCAAAGCCCAAACGTGTCTTGATAATATTGCGTTTATAACCTATCCCAATAATACACAAATTTTTATTGAAGGATTGAAGATCTTCATGTTAAAAGAGCTCAAACAATTAAAGGAGGAAATTATAAAAGAAAAAGAACAAAAAAAAGAACAAAAACAGGAGAATAAACAATGAAAAATAAAATAGAGAACGTTCACGACGCTTTAGTATTAATACAAGGTAATCTTAAATGTCCAAAAAATCAAAAAAATACGTTTGGAAATTATTCATACAGAAATTGTGAGGATATATTACAAGCATTAAAACCCCTTTTAAAAGAAACAAATTGTTATATTAAATTTGATGATCAAATAATATCTGTTATGGATAGGGTTTATATTAAATCAACAGCAACGTTACATCATATTATAAGCAATCAACATATTTCAACTACTGCATTAGCCAGAGAACCTGAAATAAAAAAAGGTATGGATTTATCACAAATTACAGGGGCTTCATCATCTTATGCAAGAAAATATGCCTTAAATGGTATGTTTGCCATTGACGATAATAAAGATGCTGATTTTTATAATAACAATGAGCCTGCAACAGTTACGCTAAAAGCTGACGATAATACAGCACCGTCCACACCTTCAACAAATTCAACACCGATAACAAATACATCTTCTGATGTATCTATGAGTGAAAAACAGATTAGATATATTAATAGTTTAACAAAAAAAATGAACCCTCAAGATGTAACAGTATTATTAAAAAATATGTTTGATAAAGAAAGTTTGCTAGAACTTAAAAAAGAAGATGCTAACCGATTAATTACGGAACTGAAAAAATCGGAAGATGAAAAAAAGGATAAGTTAATCTTACAAATAACGGAAAAGCATACAAAATACAAAGAGATTCTAGATCCATTAAATCAAATTTCACAAGAAGTATGTAAAAAAGATTTTACAGATATAAATTATCTTTCTGATGCCTTAAAGGTTAATAGCTCAATAGATCATCTAATTAAAGAATCTGTCGGGATAGATCAATAAAGGATAGATATAAAATTATGATAAATCTAAACAAAATAGAACTTACAGACTTACTTAAAAGTGATGTTAGTGCTTTTAATGCTTATCGGGAAAAATACCCTGAGCAAGAAATAAATTTTAATAGGGCTAACTTTGAAGGTGCTGATCTTAGAGGTGCTTATCTTGAAGATGCTGATTTTATAGGTGCTAATCTTTATCAAGTTAATTTTTTAGATGTTAATCTTAAAGGTGCTTATTTTGAAGGTGCTAATCTTGAAGAGGCTATTCTTTATGGGGCTAATCTTGAAAATTGTGGTTTTTTAGATGCTAATCTTTATCATGCTAATCTTATAAATGCTAATATTAAAGGTGCTGGTTTTAATGCGGCTGATATTAGAGATGTTTATATAAAACTGACAAAAGAAGTTATAGAAGTAATTGAGTTAAATATTTTTTAGCAAAAAAAAGAAGGGTAAAATATGAATATTAAAATTGAAGATATCACAATTAAAATTCAAGATATAATTCAGTATGGTACGGATGCCGTTATACTTTTGGGCTATATTAAAACCTTAACAAGTAGGTTCGATGATTGGTTTTATGTTGGTGTAGCTGATTTAGCACGTTTAGGTTGGTCTAAATATAAACAAGAACAACAACTAAAACGATTAATTAGTTTAAATCTTCTTCAAGTTAGCTATTGTGATAAAAATAAACGAAAGGTAAGACTTATCCACAGGTTATCCACAGGGCAGTCAAATTTTGACCAGACCCTAGTTAAAAATTTTGACCAGCCTGTGGATAACTTCCTCCTTTCTGTGGATAACTTACCAAAATCTGTGGATAACTCCCCTATTTCTGTGGATAACTCCAAAGATTTACAAAAACATGATTCTATGCTAGAATTGAACTCAGGTACAAGATCTCCTGAGTTATTAAGAAAAAAACCTATAACCGATATTGAAACTATTATTAATTTCTGGAATAAATCTCAAAAATATATAGATACTAATCAATTACATTTATATGATAGAGATTTATATATTCTTTTAAAGAAATATACAGTAAATGATATTATAATGGCAATTACAAATGTTAATAATTCATCTTTTTGGCAAAATAACGAATTAACTTTTGGTAATTTTATTAAAACTAATGTGTTTAGCAAGATATATAGGGGTGATTTTTGTGGAAAATCCACAAAAGATAAAACAGAAACGGCTATAGGGGATTTTTATGGATGTTGATTTATTAGCAAAGAAATGGGAACAGCAATTTACTAAAGCTAAAAATAATCCTCTTTATTTTGCGTTAGCAGACTTATTCCGCTCTTATAATAAGCCTTTAAAATTAATAGAGAATAAAGTTACATTTTTAGAATATTTAACTTTTCTAGAAGATCATAACGTAGATTCTTTAACGTTGGTTGCCTTTATAAAGCAGCATAAAAAGAATTTAGAATCAGGCCATTTTTTTCCTAAAATTAATCAACTGTTAAAACCCTTATTGGTTATTGAAAACAGTCAAAAGAAGTTACAGAAAAAAGAAAATATAGATAGTCTGGTAGATAAGCATGTTGATTTGTTTCTAAAACGATTAAATCATGAACGTATTGATACTACTGTTTCGTATGAAAAAGCGTTAATTGATAAAATCATAAAGGAATTAGGTGGGTTAACTAGTTTAGGAATGCGTACCCCAAAGGATCATATGTTTATTGTAAAAAATGTACGTGAACGGTTTCAATCTTATTTTGAAACACAAGTTGAAAAACAGATATTACATACTCAAATCGCTAATATTCCTATGTTAAATTCTTGATTTTAGAGTAAAAAAATAGTAATATAAATGAAATTAAAATTTAATATTTAAATTAAGGGATTAAAATGAAAAAACAAGATCAATTATTAAGACCTAGCTCGATTGAAGAATTAATACTTGTTAACATGCTAGATCGTGGGATGGTTACTTCTCAAATGTTTGAAACAATGTATTCAGGTATCCAACATCATCCTGAAGTTAAGAAGATAATACAGGAGCAGACCTTCATTGAAGAGGGAAAACAATACGGGTTTGATCAATTTGGTTTAAACCATACAAAACCAAAAAGAAAACCAAAAAAAAATAGTTTGGCTAAGAAAAAAAACAAAGTATAATGATATAGTTGATACCCTAAACAGCCTTGTATTTAGTTATCCCCTTTCTATTGCAGGGCTGTTAAATTAAAATGAATAACAGAGTTTAAAGAAGAATTGAAACATCTATTTTAAACATTATAATAAAAAATAATGATCTGTTATTCATTGTGATTTATGTTTAAATTTACCTTTTCTTGATTTAGGTATTTGGTAATCTTTGTAACTGTTTAAATTGTAGTAATATAACTCATATAACTGAACTGAGTTAAATATCGGTTTCTGTTTCTGGTAAGATGTCGTAATGTTTTGCAAACTCCTCACTGAAACCATATTTTCTTTCAAAATTACTTGTCTGTAAATCTTTGAAAATATACTCGTTAGTTTTTTCATTTTTAACCACCTTTCTTTTTTTCCAATAAACCTGCCCTTGTTTGCTTATATGTCTAGAAAATCCAATATTATTTTGATTTACACCTAACATTTTAATTTCCTTTTAATCTTGTTTTAATTTGTGCTCAAATACTCTTTGGTCACAATAAGAACTGAACCTAACGGAAAGTTTAGCGTATCATGCATAAACTCTATCATAATACGTTGATTTAAATTTAAGTTGTTGTTACAAGGGGAATAAAGATTTTTTAGTTTACCTGAATATGAAAATAGTCCACGTTTTTGATAGTCATAAACAGTAATTTTCTTTTCTTTTTTCATGTTTCTATAAAATCGTATTTATTAGAGTCTAACATATTTAGTAAAAGCTTCTTCTTGATTTTATACGGCTCTGTCTTAAAACCTTTACAATCTTCAATAATTATTTTTCCATCTTGAACTTGAAAATAAACAAAGTCAGCAATGTATTTAATTTCACGGTGTTTTTTTCCATTAAATGTAAAACTAGGTAGCAGAATATACGGTATTTGATGTTTTAAATCTGCAATTTTTCCTGCTTTAACTAACAATTCAAGCTCGATAGACCTTCTTTTTTCACGTTTAGAATGGTATCCGTCAGCCGTTACCGTATTGTTATACTTATTTTTTCGTCTCATAACAGTTACTTACAAAATATGATTTTAATAACCGAAGCTCTGCTCTATTATTATCTTCTATATTTATCGTAAAATTTCTTTGTGCTATATTTTTTTGTTTGTATTCAGCATACTTTGTTTTAATATCAGGCGCTGATGTTGGCCTTGGACTTGTTGGGGGTGTTGTATTTATATTTATATTCATTTTATCTCCATTTATTTTTAATTTAAATATACCTAAGTATACCATAATTTTAAATTTCACGTATAATGTTTTTAAATGGCAAAAAAAAAATCGGAAGTTATTCCTATGTTTTGGACTAAAGATCGTTTGAAAATGTTACAAAAATACGCTTTATTACCCCCTTTAAATTTATCTAGTATGTTTAATATATCTTTTTCTGAATTTAGAAAACATATTTCAAATAATAAAGAAGCGTATTACATTTTACAAAATGCTAGAAATTTTACATTACATCAAACAATATACGATTTAAAAACTAATTCTCAAAGTGGTTGTTTCCAATCAGCTCGTTTATTGTTGTCTTTATATGGCGGTGATAACCCTGAATCGTTAGATGAGCAACTAGGGAGTAATCAATTATCCCCTGAAGAGGTAACAGCTAACATACGTACACTATTACAAAACAACCCTGAACTTTTACCCCCTTCTGATAATGAATGACTTTTTACATGATTTAGAACATCAATTAAAACTTTATTCACAACTAAAAGAACAACATGGTTTATTGTTTATGGATTTTGAACGGTATAAAAAACAAAATGATTTCCGTAATTTGATTTTAGAACGGGTAAAAACAGGGATAGGGGCTAAAATATTTGTTTGTTTTGGCGGTAATCGTTCTGGAAAAACCGAGTTAGGGGCATCCATTATCGCTGAATTATTAGAATCTAAAAAACAAATGAAATTATTATGTGCTACCGTAAACTATTCTATGTCCGTTTCAGTTCAACAAATGAAAATTAACAATTTAATTAATAAGCAATCTTTTACAAAACGAAGCGGCACTTATGACAGTATACGAGGATTTCCTCATGAAACAATAGCCACTGATTCAGGCAATATATGTTATTTCCGTTCTTATGCTCAAGGTCGTGAAACGTTTCAAGGTTTAGATATTGATTTTGCTTGGTTAGATGAAGAATGTAGTTTTATGTTATTTACTGAAGTTTTGTCACGTACTGCCGACCGTAATGGTGTTGTTTTATTAACATTTACGTCTTTAATGGGCTACACTAAACTAGTTAATTTTTTATATGATTCTAATAACCCACTCATACAAACTACTACCCTATCTATACTTGATAATCCTTTTATTTCTAAAAAAGCTAAAAATGATATAATTGCAACGTGGGATGATGACGAAATCACAATGAGACGGGACGGAAAACCCCATATTAAAAGTGGTTTAATATATAAAGAATACAATAATGATATACACTTAATTGATTCGTTTGATTATCTTAAATATGTTAAAGGAAATCCTGATCGATACGAAATCCACGAAGGTATAGACCCTCATACAAGAACCCCCCACCATTGGTTACGGTTTTGTTATGACAGAAAAAAAGATATTTTGTATGTAGTTGATGAATTAAAAGCCCCTTATGAATCTATGTTAGTTGAAGATTTTTCACGATTAATAAAAGCTAAACGTAACGGGGTACATCCCTTATACTGTCAAATTGATACATCGGCACAAACCCCTGATGTTATACACAAAGTACACTCAGAAACAGGGGAATTTCAAGAAGATTTACATACGATTAGAACCGAATTTGATAAACATGGTATTTCTACTATTTTGTGTTCAAAAGATAACAATATTGGTATTAATGCCGTTAAAAATCGTTTAAAATGTGTTAGGACTAAAGATGGAACAATCAAACGACACCCAAAACTATATATATTTAATACCCTTAACGGGTTACGTTATGAATTTAAACGATATTCATGGCAAGCCTATGCAAGTGATCGTATTGCCGAACGAAAAGAAACATTAAATAAGGTCAACAAAAAAGATGATCATTTTCTAGATTGCCTTAAATATGAAGCAATAAAACTAAGTAATGATTATAACCTTTCTAACACACCTATTCCTGAATTACCTATGGTTATTCCTAACATGTATTAATTTATAGTTTTTTTACCTATACAATCAATCAAAACGGTAATATTAAATAATTTTATATGAATTTTGTTTGAATATCGTTAAATTTTGGGTATAATATTATTATATTAAGCTATTAAATCTAAAAAAAATATAAAAATTACTATTTCTATTATATATATATTTTTACTAAAAGGCTTAATATTTGGAAAAGTTAGAAAGGTATCAGCAAGAGCAAGACGCTATAGAACATTTTCTAGGCTTAAAAAAAACGTATTCTGATCAACGACAACCCTATGAGGACGCATGGCAACAAGCTTTAGATGCGGTATACATGCGTGACGATAATTTAACGAAAGTTTATGAAGGCCGAGCAGAAGTAAATTCCCCTATTATGAAGTGGAAAGTACAGGGCATTGTTAGCCGAGTTATGAAAATTCTTTTTAATTCTATTCCTATCGCACGAATTGAACCGACTCAAGATAGTAAAATGCATGATTCTGTTATTGACGTATGGAATCGTTTTATTTTTGAAAAACAATTAGGTGATATTGATTTCATGGATGCGTACCGATTATTTTTTAAAAATTGTGCTATTCAAGGTACATCTGTTGCAAAAATTCCACAAATTTATGAAAAACGTGATATTACTTTTTTTCCTGATGATGAAGAAAGTGATACGGAAATGGTTATCAAAGATAATACATATTTTGAACCCATATTATTAACTGAATTTTATTCTGATGTTAATAAATATTCACCGCAAGATAGTTTAGCTAATATTCATACCACTGCTATACGTTACGAAGATTTAAAAAAACATGAAAAACGTAAAGAAAAATCTACGTTTGAAATGGTTGATCCATCTACAGGTGAAGTCGTTGGATATGAAGAGAAAATGGAAGATGTTGGCAAATATCACAATTTAGATTTAATTGTTAATAACGAGGGCGGTTACTCCCCACAGCAACAAGATTATATTGAATTGTTAGGCTTTAATCGTACAGCCAGAACAGCATTTCAAAAAGCATTAAGAGATCAAAAAAAATCAGGTTTAGTACGTATTGATGAATGTTATGGAAAATTCTTTTTAGATGGGGAAGAAAGGGAAGTTATTTGTACGATTGCAAACGGTAATGTTGTTATACAGTTAGAAGAGTCTCCATTTAGACATAAACAATATGTTAGACCGTTTATTGTTGGTAAATATGAACCAATACCTAACTGTTTATACGGTGTCAGTAACGTAGTAGCAGGATTATCTTTATTACGTGAATTAAATGCCGCTAGATCACAAAGCCGAGACGCTAACACGCAATCTATTTTCCCTATGACCTATATTGATAAAACACGTAACATTAACTGGGATAAAATGTGGCGGCCTAACGGAATTATTGAAGGTCAAGGCTCTAACGGTATAACTTCTATTATTAATCCTAGTTTAGCAAATGTTAATATTAACGATACTGCTATTATACAACGTGATATAGACCAATTATTTAGTTTAAGTCCAGTTCAAGAAGGTACAAGTGATCGAACCAAAATACCTCAAACTAAAGGGGCTACATTATCAATTATTGCCCAAAATGATATGCCATTAAATGAACTTATCAACTTACAAACAAATGAAGTTATAAAACCCTTTATTGAAATATTATATGAACGAAATATTACCTTTAAAGATGTATCCGATTTATTAAGTGTTTATTCTGAAGAACAGTTAGCAAAACTAGGGTTTACTAACAATATTAAAATGCAGAATTTATACTTTGATTTTAATACAAAAGTTTTAGGTAACTTAGAATTATCTAACGAAATAGCTCACCAAAATGGCTATATGAATTTTTTAAATTATGCGTCATCTATACCCCCATTAGCTAAACGCATAAATTGGCAAGAGGTAGGGGAAAAATTATTGGCCGCTTTTGGTATAAAAGACGATGCTAACAATATCTTTTTAGATGATGAACTGGTAGCTCAAACAGATGCACAAATGGCACAACAACAACAACAAGCTATGCAACAAACAAAGCAAATGGAAAAACAAGAACGAATAGAACAAAAAATAGAGGATATAGATAAATATAAAGCTGAAACACAAATTGATTTAGAAGCTAAGTTAATAGAAGACAATCACGAAGTTATGGTTGAAAAATTAACAGGACAAAAAATTGCCTAAACTATTAGAAAATACGTTAGAGTTTAAAGAAATTTTAAACATTATTAATGAACAAATTGCTATGTTACACAATGAATTAGATCGCTCTTTATTAGATCAAAATAGCAATATTGAATATTTAGCTGTTAAACGGTTGGCATATAAAGAATTAATTGATGTATTTGAAACCAAATTTAACAGTAATTAAAAGGAGATTTTTATGGAAATTATAGAAGAAAATAATAAAATAGAAGAATTAGAAGAAATAAAAAAAGAAAAAACGGTTGTACTAGATAAACCTAAAAGAAAGCCACGTAAAAAAAAGGTTGTTACACCTAAAACAGATCATTTATTTAATGCTGATAATTATACAGATGATTCATTTAAAGCGAATCATAACATTAAATGTAAAGTCCGAGCGGCTAAGTCTTTAGGGGTTTCTATTGATCATTTAGACGATACTTATAGAAAATTGAATGGAAAAAAACTAGACGGGTTTTATATTACTGAACTTATTGACCGTTTTGGGTTTTCTGATGGTAAACAAAAAAGCCGAGCTCAATTAGCTACGATTCATAATTTAACTAATATTATCCCTGTAGAAGTTGCTGAAGATAAACTAAAAAAGATTTTAGTGTCTAGTAACGTTGTCGATGCTTATAAAGCACATATAAAGGAATTTACAGACGGGTTTGTACATGAAACTCATGATAAAAGCGTATATGGAGAGTAAATTAATATGGAAAAAGAAATAAATACAGACATTAACACTATGTCATCTGATGAATTAAAAGATTTTATTAATACCGAGAATGGTACACCCATAAACTCTACTAATGAAACATTATCCGATACAAACACCGTTGTTGATGAAACTGAAAATGTAAATGAAAATGAAAATGATGCAAGTACAGACACGTCAGAAGATGTGAAACTAGAAGAATCATCACAACCCGAAGAAAAACACTTTTATCAAGGTAAATCTAGGGAACAAATTATAGAGATGCAAGAAAATGCAACAAAAAAGATATCTCAACAAGAAAATTATTTACATAAATTAAATAAAGAGATTGAAGAACTAAAAAATAGTCAAAATGAAATGATTAATAATCAAAAAACAGTAAAAGATACTGATGATTTTGACGAGATTTTAGAAAACTATAATCAAGATGACGTTAATGTGATAAATAAATTAGTTGAGAAAAAACTTAACTCTATAAAACAAAACGAAAAAAAACAGACTGAAGCAGAATTACAACAAAATTTTTTAGAAAACGATGCTCAGTATAGGGCTTTTGACATAGTTTTACACCAAACTAATCCTGAATTAACACCTAAATTTTTAGAAAAATTGAAATCTGAGTTTAATTCTAAAGGACGATCGGAAACAATCGATAAAAAAGGTTGGTTTATGAACTGGTCACAAAAAACATTATCGGATCTAAAAAATAATAATAATTCTGAAAAAGCTGTTAAATCACAACAAAATTTAGTAGCTAGAAAAGTGAAAGCTAGTCCTGTTCCTACATCTTCTACATCTAATAATGGTAGTTCTTTAAAAGGAGTGCCAGCACCTAGAGGGGCAGAAGAGTATAGACAATGGGTAAAAGTTAATCATGGTATAACCATCTAGTTACGTTACATAAGGAGTAACACAAATGGCAGATCAAAAAGCAACGGACGCTAGTTTATCAGCAGCGGTCAATACGTATTACGAAAAAAAGATTTTAGAGGATTTTGATAGTAAGGCAGTTTGGTATACAAACAGTCCTGAAATGACACCAATTCCACAGGGTTCAGGTAATGTTGTACAGTTTACACGATACAATAAAATTGATGCTCTTTTTGCTGATGATTCAGATGAATTTACAGCACAACAAATGTACTTGTCAGCTCAAACGTTGTCAGCAACATTACATGAGCGTGACGGTTACGTACAACTTTCACGTACAGTTACATTAACTGCTATATCTAATATTCTTGATAAAGCATCTAAAAAAGTACAAGATGCCGCTGTTAAAACATTAGATAAATTAGTACGTAATGATATCGGTATGGCAGTTGCAGACGTTGCTAATGCTACTAGTGTAAACATGAACAATTTAAAAATTGATGGTGGTACATTAAATAGCTCTGGTATTACAGCAAGAGTATGGTCACATGATAAATCAGCCGCAGGCGATAGATTTCCTATGTATCATAACAAAACTCGTTTAGCTCAATCAGCTTTAGTAACAAGTTTTGCCGCTTCAGCTATGACTATCAAAACATTACAAGATGGTGTTTCTGTTCTAGAAAGTAAAGATATCCCTACATGTGAAAACGGATACTATAAATTAATTTGTCATCCTAATGTGTCTTATCAAATAACAACAAGTCCAGGATTTAAAGGGTGGATTTCTCCTACAAGTTCTGAGCCTGCTTACAAATCTCCAGCATCTGTTGGAATCGTGGCAGGTGTTGAAGTTATTCAATCAACGCTAGGATACAAATACCCATTATCAGGAGATACATTAAGCACATCTTCAGGTAGTTTGTATTGTTCATTATTGTTTGGTGATGAAGCTTTTGGTACTGCTATGATTAGCGGTGAACAAGGTGAGTCAGGTTTTAATTTCTATTTAAAACAATCTGGTCGTGAGTCAACTAATGACCCAACAAACAAGAAAAAACAAGCCGCTTTCTCTATTTATGGAGTAGGAAAAGTATTAAACAAGTCCGCAGGACTATGGTTATTAACAACTAAAGTTTAAGGCTTAATTTTTAGGGGTAATATTAATTTATTACCCCTTTTTTTTGTCTTTATTTTACTTTTATGTTATTATAAAGATGTTCACTTAAACCATGTTAAGGAAAGATGAGCGGCTTTATTGCTGTTCGTCTTTTTTTTTGGCTAAAATTTATAAGGATTTTTATGTCACAAAACCAATACGATCAACCCAAAACCGTTTATTTTGCTAGTAATGATACGTCATTTACTACAGGTGACGGCACGGTAACACTTGATGTTATTGGTACATTGTTACGTAATAGTGTTGATGGTTATATTATTAATGATGGTGACGGAGCTATTACTGTTACTTTATCATCTGATGGTACTAATTATGGTAATAACATTCATACCATTAAAGACCAAGTGTTTAGTTTGAAAACGTTATCAATAGCAAAAATAAGGCTTGTCGCTGTTGCTACAAGTGCTTATAGAGTATTTTGTGTTTAGGAGGAAATTATGCCCTTAAAAAAAGGTAAAAAAAATATTGGTTATAATATAAAAGAATTAAAATCATCTGGTAAACCTAAAAAGCAAGCTGTTGCAATCGCTATGAAAAAAGCAAAAGGTAAACGAAACTATGGGAAGTGATTTAACAACGTTACGCAATTTATTAGAAACTCAATTAAATGTAGGTACTACAAGCACGTCCTCAGACCCAAGCTCTACAACATTAAATACTTACATTAATAAATCTATTAGAAAAATTGTACGTGAATCTGAACCAGTAGAATTATTAAGTGCAACACCTACTGATATTAATATTGTCGCTAATGCTAATACTGTTACTGTACCAAGTACATTATTAACAACACATAATGTTTATTATAAAGATAATAGCGGTACTTTTAAGCGATTAACAGCTATGCCATATAAACAATTAGTTGCTGAAACAGGAGCAAATAACTTTTTTAATACTTCTTATACAGGTAATCCTATTTATTATACTTCACGTGGAACAAGTTTAGTTTTTAATAGATATTTTAATCGAACTGAAACAGCGGCCATTAAAGTTGATGGTGTAACTGCACCCACTACATTAAGTAGTGATTCTGATACCACTGAATTACCTGTTGATTACGATATGTTAATTACTTATTTTTCATCATTTTTTTATTATCAACGTGATGACGATTTTCAAAACCAACAAAAATTTCAACTGTTAGCACAAGAAGAAAAAACACAATTATCTGTAGATTTAGATAAAAATAACGAATCTGTTATTATGCTTGATCCTTCATATTTTACTCAATTAAGACGTAAAAATGATCCTAGTGTTTTTTTTAGTGGGTAATTAAAATGGGAAATTATCCATACGCAGAAGTTAAATATTTTAGAGGCTTAACAACCAGTAGAGATTTATTAACATCAATAGCAGGACAATTACAAAAAAACCATAACTATCTATATATGCCTGCAGGGGGTTTAGAAGAACGTGGGGGCGGTGCAAGGCTAACACAAAACCCTAATTTTAGTAGTGATGCAGATGACCCTATATTTAGTTTATCTAATTATATAGCCCCTAATAATTCAGAATTTTTAATCACTAACCAAGATCAAAAAGTTTATTATTATAATAGTGGGTGGCAAGATGCAAACGCTAGTTTAGCATTAACTGCTGATAAGAAAATTAGGTGGGAAATGGCAGGCTTTGATACTGC